AAGGCAGACATAAACACCATAAAGGAGAACCCGCACAACCCCCGGACTATTACGGAGGAGAAGTTCCGCAAGCTGGTCAAGAGCCTCAAGGAATTTCCGGAGATGTTAGAGGCTCGCCCAATTGTCATAAACCCCGACGGCATGGTGTTGGGAGGCAACATGAGGCTAAAGGCAGCACGAGAGGCAGGGCTAAAGGAAGTCCACGTGTACAAGGCCACATGGGAGGAGGCCAAACAAAAGGAATTTATCATAAAGGATAACGTAAGTTTTGGTGAGCACGATTGGGACATCTTGGCTAACGAGTGGGACGCAGCACAAATAGAGTCATGGGGTCTCGATGTATGGGTGCCGGAAGAAGAAGAACCTGTCAACGAGAATCCGTACAGCACTAAAGTAGAAGCGCCTATTTACAAACCCACCAAGGCGCAACCCAAGGTGGAAGAGTTGCAAGGGTTAGGGAAATACAACGAGTTACTTCAAGAAATTCAAGCGTCAGATTTATCTGCTGAATTAGATTCTTTCCTTCGGTTGGCCGCCACGAGGCATATCGTATTTGATTACGAGCAAATAGCAGAATACTACGCGCACGCCCCCGCAGAAGTTCAAGAATTAATGGAAAGATCGGCCCTCGTTATTGTCGACTTCGGCAGGGCTATTGAAGACGGGTTTGTTCGCTTAAATCAGGAGCTGAAAGAACAGTATCTCCAAGAGCATGAGTGAATTCGTAGCTTTCATTCTGACGCATGGCAGGCCGGACAACATCAAGACGATACCAACACTTCGTCGACATGGATACACGGGGCCGATACACCTGATTATCGACGACCAAGATCAACGGGCGGCAGAATACTTTGAGCTCGATTTTCCGGTGCATCAGTTCAACAAGGAGCAGCTCGCCAGCCAAACAGACTGCGGGAACAATTTTGAACGGTATAGTGGCATCATTCACGCACGCAACGTCAGCGGTCAAATAGCTGCGCAAATAGGGGCAAAATATTGGATTCAACTCGATGACGATTACACCCGCTTCGAGTGGAGGTTTTACGAGTTTGGCAACCCCGCGCCTATATGGAACCTCGATAAAGTCTGGGAATCCATGTTGACCTTCTACAAGCAGACGCCCACGACGTCGATAGCGATGGCCCAAGGAGGCGACTATATTGGAGGTAAAGACAACGCAGGAGCAAAACGACAGACATTAAAACGCAAGGCCATGAACTCGTTTATTTGTTCAAACGATAGGCCGCTCAAGTTTGTCGGCACCTTTAATGAAGACGTAAATACATACGTCACAATGGGATCTCGTGGCGTGCTGTTGTTTACCAATCCCTTCGCTAACCTCGTGCAGACTACCACGCAAAGTCAATCAGGAGGCATGACGGACCAATATTTAAACAACGGAACGTACGTGAAGTCATTCACGACCGTGACAATGGCGCCCAGTTGCGTACGCATCAGTACGGTAGGAGATAAGCGCCCTCGCATCCATCATCACATTCTTTGGAATTATGCTGTACCTAAGATTGTTTCGCCGTCCCTAAAAAAAAGTGCGTAGTGTTTGCATATTTGTATAGCTTACCTATCTTTGTGCTATGAGCAACAGATTTACACCGATGGGGTATAAAGCAGAATATTACGTGAAGGACAGGTATATCGGCATAATACCATGGCAGCACGATTTTGCGCCTTCTTCTACAGGTTACGAGTCCCGCATGGACTTCACCGCCAAGCAGGATTTTAAGGTCGGCAAGAAATGGATTCGCAAGGGCGAACAGTATTGGACGATGATGATTCCAGTATGCGGAAAAATGGTCAAGTCATGAGCGAGCGATACAACGGACACGCAAATTGGGAGTGAAGCACGACTACGCATACCGCGCTACCTTCTACGGCTACGTCGGGATTCTGGCCCTCCTGCTATATTTGGCCCTGTATGGCTGAGATCTACCGCGCTGTCTTTACGTGTCCCGAACTCGACGAGAGAACGGTGTGGTACGTCTCCAACAGGAGAGCCGCCGACATCATGCTCTCCCGACACATACGGACAGAGGCAAGCACCAACATAGCTTCGAAGTATAAACGGGTAGAGTACACAATGACCGTTGAACCGGTATTTACAGGCACCGCAGACGCAGGGTATGACCCCCGCAATTAGACAACTATGGACGTACAAAAAAAAGCGATGATCCAAGCCCTTGAGAAGGCTCTCGGAATTGTGACCCAAGCGTGCAAGGTGGTAGGCATCTCCCGGCAAACCCATTACAACTGGATGGAAGCGGACGCGGACTACAAGAGCGCCGTGGCCGAGCTCTCCGACGTGGCCCTAGACTTCGCCGAGAGCAAGCTCCACAAGCTCATCGACGGAGGCAATCCCGCCGCAACGATCTTCTACCTGAAGACGAAGGGCAAGGAGCGCGGGTACGTCGAGCGTCAAGAGATTGCCGTGGCCGAGAAGAAGCCGCTCTCCTGGTTTACCGATGACAACGCCGACGTGAGTTGAGGCAGCCCGCCACCTACTACCACGTCAAAGGCTGCGCCTCCCGGATCCAAGTCCACCAAGGAGGCACAAGGAGCGGGAAGACGTACTCAATACTCCAGAGTATCGTCGAGCTTTGTTACGAGAACGAGAACGCCGGGGCGGTCATCACCATCGCCCGGAAGACATTCCCTGCGCTGAGAGCTACAGCGATGCGGGACTTCTTCGAAATCTTGGAGCGGGAGGACATCTACAACCCCGACCTCCACAACAAGTCAGAGGCGAACTATGTCCTCTTTGGGAACCTCGTGGAGTTCATCAGCGTAGACCAGCCGCAGAAGGTCAGGGGAAGAAAGCGACAGGTGCTATTCATCAACGAGGCCAACGAGCTGAGCCTGGAGGACTGGAGGCAGCTCCTACTCCGTACCACGCGCAAGGTGGTAATTGACTTCAACCCCTCGGACGAATACCATTGGATCTACGAGGAGGTCATCCCCCGAACCGATGCAAGCTTCTTTCGGACCACGTACAAGGACAACCCCTACCTCGACAAGGCCACAATTCAAGAGATTGAACGCCTCAAGGAAGCGGACCCCAACTATTGGCGCATCTACGGCCTCGGTGAGCGCGGAGTAAATCAGGCCGCTGTATTTACATGGGAGGTGGGAGAGATAGCCGGCAAGAGGATAGGCACGGGCCTCGACTTTGGATTCACCAACGACCCCACTGCCGTCATCGATGTCTACCTCGACGGGCACACGCTCATACTTCACGAGCGCCTGTATTCGACAGGACTCACGAACCCGGACATCGGCGAGGAGCTGGACAAGCTAGACGTGGAGACTATCATAGCAGACAGCGCCGAGCCGAAGAGTATCGAGGAGCTCTTCAGGTTGGGGCACAACGTCAAGCCCGCACGGAAGGGACCGGACTCGATCCGTCAGGGTATCGACATCATGAGACGACACAAGCTCCTGGTCACCGCTGAGAGCACACACCTACAGAAAGAACTCAGGGCGTACCGATGGGAGCAGGACAAGAACGGGCGCAACCTCAACCGACCAGTGGACAAGGACAACCACGGGATTGATGCGGTGCGGTACGTGTGTCTGAACTTGCTCACTACCTCCCGGTCGGGTTCCTACTTCCTCGCATAAAAGCAAATTATTTTTGCGTGAATGTTTGGATATGCAAAACATTGTCGTATATTTGCTATGTCAACAACGACAAACAAACACACAACGATATGCAAGTCTCCTACACCTTTACCCACACGCAAGAAATGACCCAATCAAAATTGAACTTTTGGGCGAAGCAATTGAAGCAAGCCAAAGAGCAAGGGAATGACCGGCTCGCGCAACAAGCCCAAGAGCAAATTGAGGGAATCGGAGAGCTGTGGGTACAGCCTCTTGAAATGGACGGAAAGTGGCACTAAGCCAACCCCCACTCAAGTACAGGCCCTCCGGGGCCTTTTTTTATGCGAACTTTTTTTGCGTTTACGCTTGTATATGCAAAAGATAGTTGTATATTTGCTATGTCAACAACGCAAAACAACAACGACATGACTACTCCCTGCCCCGTATATACAGCCGTAAACGCTAAGACAACCGACATGATCTTCTCATGCATGGCAATCTTCGAAAAGAAAGGTTGGAAGAACTTGAGCCAAGACGAGTGCTATGTGGAGGGAACGATGCTCGAGGTGCTTGCAGAGCGCGGATTTGAGGAGTGGACCGATGCATACGTCGAGCGCATGTAATCGCAACCCCTTCCAAGTACAGGCCCTCCGGGGCCTTTTTTTATGTCCCTACCTTTCGTCTATTTGATAGCGTGAACAAGACCGTCACCATACCGGAGAACCTCTACGACATCACCGTGGACCAGTACCTCCAAATCCAAGCCATACCCGAAGGAGACGAGCTGGATCAGGTAGTGCGTACAATCTGCATACTGTGTCACATGGACCGCGCTGAGGTCATGGCGATGGAACAGAAGGACATCCAATACATCGGGGGTGTTATCGGTGGCATCTTGGACAAGTATGACGACACGTACCCGGTGGAGCGGATCATCGAGCTGGACCAGCGCTACGGATTCCACCCCAACCTTTCACGGATTACGGTCGCTGAGTTCGCAGACATCGAGACACTTTGTAAGGACTCCCTCGACAAACACCTCCCCCAGGTGATGGGTATCCTATACCGTCCCATCGTAGAGGAGCACGGCGAATTTTACCGCATCGCAGACTACGACGGCGAGGACCGCTCGGAGTTCTTCCGGGAGATGAAGATGGCGCACGCACTTGGGGCCGCCGCTTTTTTTTTGCGTATCGGGAAGGGATTAGTCGACGCTTTGGACAGCTATTCCAAGGCGGTGAAGGATCCAAGCTATCCGAAAAATATGGATGGTTTGCCACGTTCGTACATCTCGCAGGGGAGGATATTACTAAACTACCGCAGGTGGAAAGGACTCACCTCGAAACGGCGCTCGCCTGGCTCGCCTACGAACAAGACCGCGCGCTTCTGGAGAAACAAAAATTGAACCTATGAGAACAGTCAACCAAATCATCGACGAGCTGGGCACCATTGCCCTCGACCACCGCTTCATTAATTCCTTCAAGGAGGGCGAGATGTCGGAGGTCGATATTCAGAAGCTGGCCGGCAACAAGTACCCGATATGCTACGCGGACATATCAGGGGCCACCATCGAGAAGGGCGTCTTGACGTACTCGCT